TCTTTTGTCTAAACCATCTGCCTTTGATAGAATTAATGTTCGTAGATTGTTTATCGTACTTGAAAAAGCAATTGCAACAGCAGCAAAGTTCCAGTTGTTTGAATTTAACGATGCATTCACACAAGCACAATTTAGAAATCTGGTTGAGCCTTTCTTAAGAGATGTTCAAGGTCGTAGAGGTATCACAGATTTTAAAGTAGTTTGTGACGAAACTAACAATACAGGCGAAGTCGTCGATCGAAATGAATTTGTCGCAGACATTTACATTAAACCTGCTCGTGCAATTAACTTCATTCAGTTGAATTTTGTTGCAACAAGATCAGGCATTTCGTTCGAAGAAGTAGGCGCTTAATAGGGAGATTATAAATGTCAACAGTATTTAATGTAGAGCGTTTTAAATCAGCTCTAACTAATGGGGGACTTCGCCCTAATCAGTTTGCAGTTCAGCTTTCGTTCCCGACTTATGTGTCGGGCGGAAGCCAAGCTGTAACTAAGTCGCCTTTCTTGGTTAACATAGCTGAAATGCCTGGATCGACTATCAATCCAGCAACAGTGTTGTATAGAGGTAGAGAAGTGTTGTTCTCTGGAGATAGAACTTTTGCTCCTTGGACATTCACAGCTTTGAATGATTCGCAAATGACTATTAGAAATGCTATCGAGTCATGGATGATTGGTATGGAAGATCTACAAACTAAACGAGGTAGATTAAATGCATCTGAATATCAAAGAAACATTGATATTTTCCAATTAGACAGAACTGGTTTTGTATTAAAGTCTTATGTGTTGAGAGATGCATTCCCAATTGACCTTTCGCCAGTAGGATTGGACTTTAGTTCTAACGATAATATTTCTACATTCCAATGTACTTGGAGATACCAATCGTTTGCTACTTCTAATACTGCATCTGGTTTAGTTGGTCAGGTATTGGGTTCGGTATTTAACGGTATTACCATTTAATTGAATAAAAATTCGTAATGGCTATTAATCTATTTGGTTTTACAATTCAGAAGCAAGATAAGCCGGAGCTAACAAATCAATCGTTTGTTACTCCGGTTGCTGAAGATGGTGTTACGACGATAACTGCCGGAGGATACTTCGGCACTTTCGTTGACATTGACGCATCTGCTAAATCAGAAGTCGCTTTAATTTCAAGATACAGAGAGATTGCAGCTTATCCAGATTGTGATAATGCAATTGAAGAAATTGTATCTGATGCTATTGCAGCTACAGATAATGAGCCTCCAGTATCTATTAGTTTAGATAAGACCGGATTATCCGATAACCTTAAAAAAGTTATTATGGAAGAATTCGATACTATCACAAGCCTATTAGATTTCAACACAAGAGCTCATGATATATTCAAACGCTGGTATATCGATGGTAGACTTTTCTATCAAAAAGTTATTGATACTAAGAATCCAAAATCTGGTATCGTTGAACTAAGATACATTGATCCTAAGAAGATCAGAAAAGTTCGTACGATCGATAAAAATAAACAAAAAGATGGTGTAGATCTAATTACTAAGACTGAAGACTTTTACATCTATAATGAAAAAGGTCTTGGTTATGTTGCTGGTGTTGTTCCTACTAGTAATTTAAATTCTGGTATTAAGATTTCTTCAGATACGATTACATTCTGTCCTTCAGGAGTAATTGATCTAGAAAGAAATATTGTGCTTGGTTATTTGCACAAAGCAATTAAGCCAGTCAATCAATTAAAAATGATGACTGACTCTTTAGTCATTTATAGACTAGCAAGAGCTCCTGAAAGAAGAATCTTTTACATCGATATTGGTAACCTGCCTAAGTTGAAAGCAGAACAATATATGAAAGATGTAATGGCTAGATATCGTAATAAGATTGTGTACGATTCGGCAACAGGTGAGATTAAAGACGATCGTAAATTTATGACTATGTTGGAAGACTTTTGGCTTCCACGTCGTGAAGGTGGTAGAGGTACAGAGATTACTACTCTACCAGGTGGAGAGAATTTGGGTCAGATTGCTGACATCGAGTACTTCCAGAATAAAGTTTACCAGTCTTTAAGTATTCCAATGTCTCGTTTCCAAGAACAAGCTGGATTCAATTTTGGTCGTCAGGCTGAGATTAGTAGAGATGAATTAAAATTTGGAAAATTTATTAGTAGATTAAATAAGAAGTTTAGTTTCTTGTTTCAGGATCTTTTAAGAACCCAATTGATACTTAAAGGTATTGCTACCGATAATGATTGGGAACAGCTTAAAGATAAAATCGAGTATACGTTTGCTAAAGACCAATACTACGAAGAATTAAAGAATGCAGAAAACATAAGAAACAGAGTTGATGTGTTAAATCAAATTCAACCTTATGTTGGTACTTACTATAGTATGCAGTATGTAAGAAAGAACATACTTAAAATGACTGATGAACAAATTCAAAATATTGAAGATGAGAATCAAAAAGAGCCTCCGCCACCTGCTCCTGGCAGCCCTGAAGCTCAACAGGCTGAAGAAATAGGTAACCAGCAACCTAAATAAATATATTATAAATATTAAATAGGAATTATTATGTCGCAAGTTATATTAAACAAATTAGTTGATGATATCTTAGATGGTAATAACTTGGATGCACAACAGACATTCGAGGATGCTATTTCTATCAAACTTACTGATGCTTTGAATCAAAGAAAAGCTGACATAGCTCAATCGATTTATTCGCCTCAAGAGGCAGAAGAGTCAGAAGAACAGGAAACGGAAAACGAAGATGAATAATTTTAAAAAGATCGCTGCTGACGCCGCTCAGAAATACACCAATTTGCAAGAAGGGTGGAATGATCGTATGGATGATCCTAATACTACTCCTGAACAAATGCGTGACCGTGCAGATATGGCTAGAGAGAGAGCAAAAGATCAACCTACTGCTCAAAAACCAAAACCAAAAAAATCAACCTATACATTAGGTTTTCAAGGCAAGTCAAAAACAATGACTGTAAAAAAAGAAGAAGTTGAACAGATGGATGAGGTTAATTTTGCTGATGTAGTTGCACGTCAAAAAGAAAAGTATGGTGGTAAATTGCCAGACAAATATCCTGCTGCTAAAAAGACCGCTTCTAATTTAGATGTAGGTACCTCTAAAGCAGCTAAAGTTTACAGTGGTAAACCACAGCATAAAGATATTTTTGGTCACGATACGAAATCACAAGCATCAGGTGCTACTGGTCCTCGTGCTAGTATTATGCAGCATGCAGCTAATAAAATTAAAAAAGTATTCTCTAAAGAAGAAGTTGAACAGATGGATGAAATTTCTAAAGAGCTTGCTGGTAAATATTTGACTGCTCCACAAGGTAAAGGCGCAAACAAATATAAAGTTAGTATGGATAAATCAGTTTATCCTAATTATGACGCATTGTCAAAACACGATAAATCTGTTGGTAGAGCGTTAAAAAGAAGTGGTGGTAGTGCTTTGAATAAGAAGCCATCTTACTACAAAGAAGAAGATGAAGCCATTGAAGAGATGTCTGATAGCCAAATGAAAACACGTGAGCGTAATGTTAAGTCTATGAAAAAGAATTTTGGCGACTTTAGACAGCGCTATGGTGATAAAGCTAAGTCTGTTATGTATGCTACTGCTACTAAGCAGGCAATGAAAGAAGACGAAGATCAAGACACAGAAGATATGCACTACTGTGCTAAGCATGTTTACTCTGACTTGTTTGGAGAAGGCTTTGTACTAGAAGGTCAGCATGCTGAACCAAACGACGAAGGTGAAATCGATTGGTACATGGTTGAGTTCGATGATGGTATTAGAAAAATCCCAACACATAAGTTAGAAATTATGGTTGCTGAATACCACATGAACCACAAGAAGAAAAAGAAGATGATGGAAGAGGAAGAAGAGCTCGATGAGATGAGTTCAAAGATGAAAATGAAGCTTGGTCTTTATGGCAAAAAGAAAAAGATGATGGAAGAAGATGAAGTAGCTGAAGCTCACGATGGCAACTTAGCTAACAATGCTCCTCCATACGATAAAGTTACACATGGTGATGTTATTACTGGACGTCTAGGTAAAGATCATCAAGGTGGTAAGAGCAAGCATGCTCGTGAAAGATCAAAGTATCAAGGTAAA